AAGGAAGAAAGCACAGGAGTAGAGGAATGCTAAACAATATAGTAAGGTATTCGTCTTTCCAAGACTCTTTGCTTCCTTTAATAGCTTCAACATCCCAATCAATCTCCCCTTTAATTTGTTTAGACATCAACTCAGTTTCAGCTTTTATCTTTGTAAGTTTCTGTTCAGCTTTAGCTTTGCGTGTTTCAATAACACCACCTACTACTTCACTAGCAACACCGAGTAATGGTTTAATTAACATTTGTAACATAATTATTTTCCTGTTTTATTAAGTGCTACTGCACCACCTGCTGTAGATATAGCAGCAAGAGCTGTGCCTGCAGCACCTTTAAGTTCTGGATATATTTTTAAAATTTCATTTCTAGTAGCAGGATTCATTAACCTAGCAAATATTAACTTTCTTTGTTTTGGTGATATGTTTATTAAAAAAGTTTGCATTCTATCAATAGGCACATCTATGAAAGGTTTTTTAGATGAAGATAAAGCAAAACTATCAGATCCATAATTTAATTTAATTCCTTCATCTAATTTTCCTTTTACTATATTATATTTATCTTGAGCTAATTGTTTTTCTTCCAATGTTAATGGTGCTGTTTGTCTACCACCCTTAAAATATCCTATTGATTGACCATCATCTGAATAACCAAGATGTATATAATCAGGTCTTCTATCATCAAAGCCTTGTTTTTTACTTATAGGATGTCTAGCAGAATCAACAGCAGCTTTTCTATATGGTACTTGTGTAGTTCTTACAACTGGTATTTTATCAGCTCTGGCTTGACCATAATTTTTAGCAACTCCACCAATATTATAATATAAACCTTGCAAACCACTAGGATCTGCTGTTGGACTTATTGGCATATTATCTACTCTAGCACCTGTTACAGTTCTAAGGTTAGGTTGTTTAGGTGTTTCTTTAATTCTGTATGGTTTAGTTATAGCAGCACCAGCTCCAAAGAAAGGCATTTGATACATAGCTTTTAAATCTCTAGTCAATCTTTTATCACCAACAATATCACCAGCTGCACCAGCTACTCCATAAGCAGCAGTGTTCAAACCTCTTAATGCAAGATCACCTACACTTGCTATGCTTTGTAATAGTGGTGTATAGAAACCTGTATATTTTTGTACACTTGCATATGTATCAGGATCCATTCCTATTGGGTTATCTAAATCTAACCCTTCAACAATGCCTTGCACTGCGAGTTTTCTTTCAACCATGTTTGTCCTTATATATTAGAGATAATAGTGCTTAGTTCTAAGCATCTTTCAGGGGTTTGCGTATACCAACGAGAGTCACGCATTTCTACTGCAGCTCTAGAAAAATCAGATTCTCCAATAGCTTTAAACATATTCTTAAATTTACCTACTCCAGCCTGTCCTAGCTGAAAACACATTTCAATTAGAATGCTTTGTACAATAGCCTTTTTGATCTGAGGTAGATCAGAGTATAGAGTGTTCTCTAAATGTTCTTCTATGAGCTTGTTTGCCCCCTTTAAAGCTATATCAAAGTCCTTATCAAATAGCTCTTGCCAGCCTGTTTCAGATTCAGGTATTTCTTCACCACCTAATATCTTATGCCCCCAACCACCAGTAAGAAACCCAAGGGTATCTTTATAAGGTTCTAATCTATAGCCTTCATGAGCTTTGATTCTAGCTTTAACAATATCCATTAGTCGAGATAGTATGATTTTAATAGTTCATCTACAATTAATCCTTGAATAGTAGAAGCAGTACCATCACCTCTACGAGGTGCAGCAGATGCCATACGTTCAAGTGATCTATCTAAATTTTTTCTTATTTGTAATCGTTCAGTAATATCATCAGATAAATCAATCAACATATCACTAAATGTAGTACCTTGTTTCATATCACTCCAGATACGTACTACTCTAGGTAGCATATCTTTAGGATCATATCCTATATTTACATAGAATTTATGATTATCCATTTCATATTTTCTAGTTACTCCAGGTCGTCTATTACTTTCAGGCTCATACATAATTGGCTCCTCAGTTAAGTTGGTTTGCTCCATTGAGTAGTTGTCTTGCGAGATTAATTGCATCTTCGTTTGTGAGTCTGTTTTCTGCATAGATTCCTCTTGTTGAATTGATATATAAATAAAGCTTGTTCTTCACCATTTTTACTCCTTGCTTTGGAGTTGTTAAATATTCTAAGTCAGTTCCTTGTTCCATCGTCCGCCTTTATTTAAAACCATAGGTATCAACTTTGGGAGTCCATTTAATATAACGCCACATCCAATAATTGGTCTTGATTTTTGTGTTTTCATGTATTCGAATGCTAGAGACTTAGCATCTATTAAGCATCCGACTTGCATACCCCAGTTTAAACTGTTGGGATTACCCCAGTATTGTATAGAATAACTAGAATGATAGTGTCCTTGTACCGTAGGACATCCATATTGTTGTGCTACCTTTAATACATTAGCAGCTTTACCATGACAGAAGTATACCTGTTGTCCATTAGACATAGTAATAAGAAGATCATCATGCCACTTCCAACCTGGTCCTACTTCTAAATACTCATTGTAGGTTTTCATTGCAGCTCTAGGTAGACCTGTAGCTTTTTGTCTACGGTATACTAGACTACCATGATTACTATCCATTAAATCTACTACAGGAAATAGTTTCTCCATAGCATGAATAGTCTTTAAAGATTGTTCTCGTTCATCACCTGCGCTATACAGATCAGGATCTGAATCATGAAATGATATTGCATGTGAGTCTACCTCATCACCTATGTGTATTACACGATCAGGTTTGTATTTTTTCTTAATAGCTTTTAAGTAAGGTATTAAATCAGGATGATGGTAAGGACAATGCGTATCACTTATTACAAGTATTCGTTTGTTCATATGTAAAGGTAATCTTATTTGCTAATATAAGTCAAACAAGAGATCTTACTATTATATAGAGCATCTGTGCAAAGACAGTAGTACCAATAAACCACACTAATGCACGCAGTTGACGCATATCTTTCTCGATATGAAACAGGTGATTGTCCTTCATTAGGGTTAATCGTTCTGCTATTACGTCAACTTTGCCTTCTAGACGTGCAATATCTACGCTATTCTTTTGACTCTGATCCATCAGTAACTTCTTCTTTAGGCAGTTCAACTTGAAGCTGTGCTGTCCAAAAGTTTATGACAATATCCAAGTCAGCTTTTTGCTCACCAAGTCGCATCAACTTAGAGTACACTGCTTTACCTTTATCAGATAAGGTAGTTTGATCGTATTCTTTATCGTTTATTGTAAACATATTAAGCCTCCAATGCTTCTATTCTTGCTATTAGTTGCTGTATAACTGATATATACATAGCATCTTTTTTACCAAGTTTAGCTATCATTTCTACATTGTCAAGTTCACTACCATCATTTAATAAATCATAGTCAGAACCATTACCTTTTTTATACTGATATGTATAAGTAGCTTCTGTTTTAATATCACCAACTTTTTTGCCATCAGGTAACACATCACCAGCAACTTTTACATCACCAACATTTTTATTTCCATCTATAACTTCTTGATCTTTTTCAGTATAGAGTACATCACCTACATAATAAGTAGCTGGTTCTAAAACATCGTCTGGTTTTTTTACAGCTTTTTGTTCATTAACCCAATAAGGATCTATTTCTTTTAGTTCTTGAGCAATAAATCCTAAACGATTAGTTTCACCACCATGTTCTGCAACATTTTTCCAATTAAACTTTCTTGGTTTTAATGCTTTAAAGGTATCGATACTGTAATCTAAATCTACAATATCTTTTTTAAGTCTTACATCTGATAAAGAACCAATAGAAGTATCAGTTGCAGTAAGATCACCATTATCTGCAATTTGAAATCTAACTGCCATAGCGTTATCTCGTTGTACCATAAATTGTAAACCAATATCTCTATTAGAAGCAGTCATAGTATCAGAAACTTTATAAGCTCTCATTGCAGCATTACCATCACCAAGACCAAATTGTACTACAGCAACACCATCAGTATCACCAGTATCACGAGCTGAGTTTTGTATAGTAATTTGAGAAGATCCATCTAAATGAGAACTTGTAAAGAAACAAATATCATTTACATCAGTAGTACCAGTAACATGTAATCTTTCTGCATTAGCACCTGCTTTAGCTGTTGATCCAATAATAAGTGTACCATAATTATCTAATCTCATTCTTTCAGTAGAATCAGCCGCACCATCAGCAGTTGTATAAAAAGTCAATCTGCCCGGAGTATCATTAGTTCCCGGAGTTCCATCTATTTCACACGCAATTAAAGCTGCTTTACTACCAGCATCTGAT